GTAGCTCAACGCTAGCGTCTACCGCTATTCTTAGAGGCTTTGTAGAAAATACGTATCTTACAAACTATTCACCTAAGCTGGCTGATCCAAATGTGGTCGACTTTTCTGCACTTCAGAATATGAAACCAAAGCAGATTATTCCTACTAATGGTAGCCCAGTAGGTGCTGTTCAACAGCTCCCACCTGAGTCTATTTCTACAGGTACGGTACCATTGCTTGAACACTTGCAACTTATTAAAGAGCAAGCAACAGGTATGTCTAAGGCCGCTCAGGGACTTAATGATACGCTTTATGTATCTGGTAACTCAGAACAAAAGCTTTCTGCAGTTCAATCAGCAGCTCAAAAACGTATTCAGCATATTGCACGACGCTTTGCTGAAACCGGATTTAAGCGATTGATTGAAGGTGTATATCATACTATTAAGACATCAATGAAAGGAAACATTCCTTATAATATGAATGGGCTTATTGAAACAGTGAATCTTGATTCATTGCCTTCAAAAATGGAAGTCGAAGTTTTCCTAGATATTGGTGAAAATTCTAATAGCTCAAGAATTGCTAAGCTATCTAAGGTTGGTGCAGAGATTCTTCCTGCGCTTAATCAACAAGGTGCAGGTATGGTTGTAAAACCAGAAGCGCCTGCGGTTCTAGCAACAAAGCTTATTGAAGCAATGGACTTAGATAGTAATGATTTCTTAGAGGATTATACTACCGATCAGTTTAAAGAAAAGGCTGGCCAAGCAATTCAACAGCAATCTCAAATGGTGCAGGCTCAGCAGCAAGCTGAACAGCGTAAAGCCGAAGCAGATATAGCATTATCAGAAGCAAATGTTAAATATACAGCTGCTCAAACAAAGAATACGTTTGATGATAATGCAAAGCAACTTGCTGTTGCAATTGATAAGCATTTTCAAGAATGGGCAGATATTGCGATTAAGGCAACTAAAGAAGGTGCTGAAGTCCCTGCTCATCCACAATATACTGAAATTATAGCAATGGCGAGAAGCCTTTTAACAAACTCAGGAGGCCCTAATGGCAACAGTAACAATCAATAAATCAGGAGTGGGTGGCACTCAATCTGGAACAATAACAACCGCGGCCGGTGCTGGCGCAGGTAAAATTATCGTAACAAATGATAGCGATGCTGCAATTACTTTTGATGTAGCTACCGCTGGAACCGTAGTTCAATCAGACGTTCAATGTGCAGCTAAGTCTTATAAAATTGTAACAGGTCTTAATAATGGTGCACAAACACTGGTAAGTCTAACAACAGCTCACGGCACTGCAGCGCAGGTTAATGAAGTTGTTTATAATACTTTGATTGCTTAAAGACTATGGATAAATACCGTGAGACAGCCGAGAAGAGGCTGAGTAATAATAAATCATACGGTAATCATAAAGTACATCCGGAAGAACTGGCGCGTCGTGCTCATGTACAAGGGCACTTCGCCGCCAAAGAACGGACTGAATTTTTTGATGAAGTGTATGGTGAAGTCTTAGTTGACTTCTTTCTAGAGTGGCTCAAGACGGAGCCGCATGAAACTAAATCTCGAGAGTTCCTCTACTCTTCTGCTATGGCGCTTGGTAGTGTCAAAGAGAAAATGATAAACTTCGAGATGTATGGGAAAAACATCCCACACCTACAGGAGGATACGGATGAGACCGATTGACATCGATGCTCTACTTTCAAATTATAATGAAATGATTAACACCTTAGAATATGACTCCATGCGCAGCGCGGGTAAAGCTAAACTAAATGCTGATAAGCTAGTAAATCTTTATGCGCTACATGAGAGGTATTCAAGGATTAAGAATTCCCAGAAGCCCACTCCAAAGAAGGAGGCTAACTGATGGAAGAAAATACCAAAGCAGAAATAGACTCTACCCCACAGGATGACTCTGTTGCAGAGGTTAACAATGATCAAACTGAAGATGCCCTGCTGGCTGACATCATAGCAAACTCCGAGTTTGTTGGATCTCTACCCGAGGAGCAGGTACCTGAGTTAGATCCGGACGAATCAGATGAAGAAGACCCAGAAGAATCTGAGGAAGCCGTTAGCGAAGATGAAGAAGAAGAGGTTGAGGAAGAGGGAGAAGATACAGAAGAAGAAGATGCCGACGATGAGTCCGCTACCGATGAATCTGATGTATATGCTACTGAAGACCTTGATCTGGAAGCTAAGGTCGTTATCAAAGTTGATGGCGAATTTGCCGAAGTTTCCTTTGGTGATCTTATTAAAGGTTACTCTACTGAACAACATCTCTCTAAAAAGGGTCGAGAACTCGGTGACGCAAGAAAAGAGTTGGAAGACGAATATCAAGAAAAGGTTAATGAATTGGAAACAATGTCCAAAGCATCAGCCGCTGTATTGTATTCTAACGAACAAGCGTTAGCTGCCGAGTATCATGATCTTGAAGGCGCAATTGATAAAGCCCGAAAGGATGGTGATACATATGAAGTCAATGAACTAAAAGATAAACGAGAGCAAGTCCAAAAGAATTATTGGGAAGCACGCAATCAACGGGAACAGCTTGTTAAAGCGGTTTCTGCGCAAGAGACTGCCAATAATGAAAAAGAATGGAACGAGCAACTAGAATATTTTAATGAAACTATTCCAACGCTAATTCCAGACTTTAATGAAGATACAGCAATTGCCATTAGGGAATTTGCTATTGAGGAAGGCATTGCACCAGAAATTCTGGATTCAATTGCTGACCCAGCTATCGTTAAGTTTGTTGATGACTTTAGACGCCTTAAACAAGGTGTATCTAAAGGTGCAGTTAAACGTAAGTCCGCACCAACAAAGAAAGCCCCGCTTAGAAAAGCTAAAACGGCTACTAAGCAAAAACAAGACGCAGCAGAAGCAAAGCGTAGGCGCGCATTAAGCGGTAACGCATCTGCTGAAGAACAACATGACTTTCTTAGAACTCTTGCCGAACGCTCCTTAAACATGTAATACCTAGGAGGGTATAATCAATGGCTAATAATCTTGGTGTTCGCGGCACCGGTGGTCCACAGGGCCCGGCTCGCGGAACTGGCAAAGATGTCTCACAGCGTGAGGATCTTGCAAACTTCATCACGATGATCACTCGTGACGAAACTCCTTTTATGTCGTCTATCGGCAAAACTAAAGCAACAGCAATCTACCACGAATGGCAGACAGATCAGCTGGAAGCTCCAGGCAACTCTCGCATTGGCGAAGGTACTGACTGGATTGCTCCTACTACTGACGGCTCTGGTGGTACTGGTGCAACCCCAGCAACTGGCGACAAGTTCGCTGTTACTGGTCCTTATCGTACACGTCTGGGTAACTATACTCAGATTAACGGTAAAACCATTGCTGTATCTGGAACACGGCGTGCCGTAGACCAGGCAGGTGTTGCTGATGAATACGCATACCAGCTTAAGAAGCGCGGAACTGAACTGCGGCGTGATGTTGAGTTTGACATGGTTCACTCATACAACACAGCTAATGCTGTAGGCGTACAAAACGCTAATGCCCGTTCAGCTGGTGGCTACCAGTCATTTATCAACTCAGCGACTACATGTAACTATGTAGGTGAGTTTGAAGCTCCTTCGGCTTCTTCCTCTAATGCTGGTACTGATGCTGACGGTACTGCAACTGTTCGCGGTTCAATCAACGGTGGTACTACTGCACCAGCACGTGGAACTCTTGCACTGACAGATATTGATGCTGTTATGCAGAAAATCTATGAGCAGGGTGGTAAGGCTACTAAGGTTATGCTTTCACCAAAGCTGCGTCGTGACTTCTCAGATCTGATGGTTTCAGATACTGGTGTTGTACGTAACATCGATGCTGGTGGTCAACTCCGCCAGTCTGTTGACGTATACATGTCAGACTTTGGCGATCTTATGGTAGTTCCTAACTACGTAATGGGTCTGTCAAACTCTGTTGCACTGAAAGGTGATAACGGTGCTGCATTCTCAGGGAATGGTATCCCTGATGTTGCTGACTTTGCTGCGTTGATCTATGATCCAATGTGGTTTAATGTTGCTACACTGCGTCCTATGCAGGAAGTAGATGTAGGCCAGCAGGGTGACTCAACCAAAGGAATGATGGTTGAAGAGTGCACTTTGGAAGTACGTAACCCACTGGGTTGTGGTGCTATCTACGGTCTTAACTAGACTATTTGTTAGGGGAGGTCTTCGGGCTTCCCCTTTCTTTTATAGGAGGTTTATATGCCAAAAGTTGGTGACAAAGAGTTTAAATACAATAAGTACGGAATGGAAGCTGCTAAAAAGTATGCTGCTAAAACCGGAAAAGATATTGAGTACAAAGCAATGGGCGGCAACGTGGCCGGCTATTATAACAAGGGTGGTAAAGTAGCAGGATGCGGTCCAGCTATTAACAACCCAATGAAAAAATAAATTAACGGGAGATAAGTAAATGCTAGTTATTCAACTTGCTAATGGGAATACTTACCCAGCTGATAGATGTGTGTGGCGCGTAGATGAGGCCACTAATAAAATTACTCACTTTACACCTAATGCGGGTTCAGTCGCTGTCGGTTCGGCACCAACTGCTGTCGGGTCTACTGGCGCACGCTTAGGTTATATCAAAGCAGGGCGCTTTGCACCGTATACACAATTGCCATAAAGGAGCTTTGAGGACATGAGCAAAGAGACAGATTTTAAATTTCGTAGTGCTACAGTAAAAGCAAACGAAGGTATTCACGCTGGCTTTGACCTGGAATCAGGTGATTGGCAAGCAACACAAGATATTACTCAATACAAGGAGCAAGCTAAACAAGATCGTGACCGCCAGGAATATTTTGGTCGCAGTCAAAACGGCTATCGTAAGATGGCAACTATTCCTGATATTGTTGCAATTAAGATTTTGCAAGAGCATCAGTTAGACTTGCACGATCCCGGATTTATGAATGATCCAAACAATATGAAACGGTTGAGAAATATTTTGCAAACGGAATACAGAGATCTCTTGGTAAATACTTAATTAGGAGACCTGATATGGCAATAACCTATGATGAATTAGTGGCGCTTGTTCGTACCTGGTCTAACAGGGATGAAGAGGTTGTCAGTGATGCGATTATTAAGGATGGACTTAAGTATGCTGCAGATAAAGCATATCGCTCACTACGTGTACCTCCGCTAGAAAACGTAGCAGTATACGAAAAAACCCTGCTGGAGTCTGCAACTTCAGCGACAGCAGGTATTAATCCAAGCAGAACAGAAATTCAATTACCGTACGACCTTATTGAGTTTATTCAAATTAAAGAACTTGATAGCTCCGGTGGAACTATTAGAGTATTTAATGAGAAGCTTGATATTCGTACATTTAATGATCCATCTGCTGAAAAGTACTCAACAAATAATTATTGGGCACGCGAAAGAAATGTAGTATATCTTACGCCTGGCTTTGGCTTTTCAAACCAAGGATCAGATGCAAGTAGTATTGAGCTATACTATTATCGTAGGTTGCCAGCGCTTAACGCTACTTATGCAGTAACCGTACTGAACTATAACGCAGGTTTCTTAGAAACATCTAGTTCTGGGGTCGCAGGAGCAGCGCAGCTGTGGTTTAACAGCAATACTGGTACAACAGCTTACGCAACACAATCGGCAGCCCAGGCGGCTTCTGGTGGTGGTACAGTAACTAGTACTTATTATGTTGGCAAGGCTACACCAAACTGGCTACGCGATGAAAATCAGCGGGTTCTTTTGTTTGGGGCATTGGCAGAAGTGTTTGCGTATGTTCAAGATGATGATCAAGCTGGAAAGTATTTGGCAATGTTTAAAAGTGAAATTGCAGAACTTAACGATGAAGACGCTAAACGAAACGCATCGGGTGGAAACCTACAAATTAACTTTAATGGGCGGGGGCTAATCTAATGACAACACCAGCAAGACCTGGTCAATTTACTGGCGCAACCGATAACGCCGCTGATGGTGGTCTGTTTACAGATACACTTATCGATGGTATCCCCGATATTGTAGGTGCAGACGTACTCGCAGCGGAAACCGCGGCAGCAAACGCCAAAACATCAGAAACTAATGCAGCAACTAGTGCAACTAATGCTGCAACATCTGCAACGAGCGCAGCAGCTAGCGCAACAGCGGCAGCAACAAGTGAAACTAATGCGGCTAATAGCGCAACTGCAGCTGCAGGAAGTGCAAGTAGTGTGGCCGCAGATGCTGCTACGGCTACTACTAAAGCCGCCGAGGCATCTACTAGTGCAACTAACGCAGCAGCCTCACAAACTGCGGCGGCTAACTCAGCAACTTCAGCGGCATCAAGTGCTACTTCAGCAACTGGTTCTGCTAACAGTGCAACAACTTCAGCCTCAGCGGCTGCAAACAGTGCAACTGCTAGTGCTAGTAGTGCTACAGCTTCGGCTAACTCAGCTACAGCTGCGGCTACTTCTGAAACTAATGCAGCTACTTCAGCAACCAATAGTGCTAATAGTGCTACAGCTTCAGCTAACTCAGCAACAGCTAGTGCGGGAAGTGCATCAACAGCAACTACTCAAGCTAACAATGCGGCAACTAGCGCATCAACAGCAAGTACTCAAGCTACAAATGCAGGTAACTCGGCTACAGCGGCTGCAAGCTCAGCTACAGATGCACAAGGTTCTGAAGATGAAGCAGAAGCATGGGCGCAAAAAACAAACGGTGAAGCAGTTACAGGCGAAGGCTATTCAGCTAAAGCATGGGCAACTGGAGGCACAGGTGTAGACCACACTTCAGGTGCTGGTAACGCTAAAGATTGGGCAACTGAAACAACTACTACAGCTGATAATACTGAATATTCTGCTAAAGAGTATGCTATTGGTACACAGTCTGGTAACACTAATGGCTCTGCTAAACAGTGGGCTTTAGGTGGCGGTAATAGTTTTGCAATAGCAACACCCGTTACAGGTTCAGGCGGTTCAGCGCTTTATTCTGCTAAGTATTGGGCAGATCAAGCAGCTAGTAGTGTAGCTAACTTTGATGAAAAATATTACGGTAACTATGCAGATGATGCAGCAGCAGAAAATGCACATGAAGCCGCAGGTAAAACTGTAACTGTAGGTGACTTATATTATAACACAACACTTAATGCTGTTCGTTATTGTCAAGTAGCACCATCAGGTACAGGCGCACCAGTAGGCACATGGCAATCAATTGCACAACAAGACCTCTCATCGTATGCAACAAACGGCTTTGCAATTGCAATGTCAATTGCCCTATAGGAGATTCTAATGGCACAAAATTTTAGACGATACGCCGAAAGGAACATAGGCACAAGCGCTGTTGATATTCCTGATGGGGCTAACTTTGATTCATATGATACGCTTGTAGGTATTCATATGACTAATACAACTACTCAATCTATTCTTGTAGATTGTTATATTCAAAATGGTGGTAATGATTACTACCTTATTAAACAAGCACCGATTGCAGCAGGTGGCGCACTTCAAGTTATGGATGGTGGCGCAAAAATTGTAGTACAATCAGGTGATCGGTTGTTTGTAAAATCAGACACAGCATCTTCGCTTGATGTATGGGTATCTGCTGTAGACGCAATTAGCACATAAGGAGGATAGCATGGGATA